TGATGGTTCAGATTCCTGTGATGGTTGTGCTGGGGCAGCCGGCTCCTCCATTGAGGTCATAACCCCGGTCTCACCCTCGGGCACAGCCACCATATTTAATGGTCTTAAGAAAATTTCGTGTGATTCATCGGCTTCTAACCCTAGTGTTTTACGTGCTTCTGCAATAGTAACAAAACCACCTTGAACTCCCGAGTTCATAGTAAGAACTTGGTCTTTCTTGTCTGATGCTAAAGCTCTTACTTCTTCTAAGTCGTAAGCTGCTACGTATTCATAATTATCTTCTTCGAAATCTTTATGTAGTAATTGATGAGTTAACTCAGCAGCTACTGCAGACCATAAAGGAATCATCTTCTGTTCTGTAAAGAATTCTCTAAGTTCCTTCGTATTATTGTAGGTCGCTGCATCCAAACCAGCCCCGAGGCCGGCGAGTATAGCTGGGACGCCAAGAACAGAGGAAACACGTTCTTCCGGTAGTCTTCTTAACGCAGTAAGATTTAATTGCTCCGGTGTAAATGAAACAATGTCTACGTCCATAGCACCTGTCATAATCATAGGGGCACCTCTATTAGCACCCGAGAACTTAGATTTAAAAGCTTGTGCAATAGCATCAGCTTCTTCTCTACTTGGACCACCCATTGTGTCATCTTTTGGACTTAAGATAACTCCGGGTACAGCCATATTGTGTAACAATGCAACAGCAAATTGTCCTGCTGCTTCATCACCAGCTAATTCTCTCATCACTGAACGTAAAGGAGAAAAGCCTCTTCTATGGTCATCCGGGTCCATACCTTGTCGAATGTGGACAACATTCTCTCTTGGTAATTCTATGTAATCTTGTGAAAGTGAGTTTTTTTGTTTTACAGCGTGATATTCGTAATGTGTAATTAATTCTTTTTCATTTCCTCTAACTTTTACATATGTAGGCATTAAAGGAACTAACTGAACTACTTGGTTTTGTCTATTTCTTACTTTTAATAAGAATGCATCACCGTGAGCAGCTAAAGATGTCACAAGGTAATGTGCTAATACAGCACCCGAACTAAATTCGTTAGGCCTTTGCATTAAGATTTCCATTGGATGGTTTCTTATTACTTCTTTACCACCTTCAATTTTTTTATAAACCTTTAAAGATGGTTCAGCAAAAGAAGTTGTTAAAACATTGATACAAGCGACTACAGCTGAATTGCCTAATCCATCACCCATTTCATCAATAAGTTTTTGTGGGAAGTAACCGGATTGGGTATTAAAACCCCAGTTACTTGTTAGTACACTATCGTGTCTATCTAATAAACTTCTTTTTTGACCATCTACTAATCTCTGTGGTGGTTTCTGTAAATACTCTACAGTTCTTCTATAAAAACTTTTGTTCTCAGCCATTTAATATGCTTGCCATTTCCTCTTCTTTTGGCTAGTTAAGCAAGCGTAAGCTAAAGTATCCACGATATCATCGTGAGCACCTATTGGAAAAGTTAACAACTCTCGCTCAACTTCACTAACCCATTCTGCGTCTTTGGGAAAGTAAACCAATCCTCTCTCCATCTTAGCAGACAAAGGTAGTGCCCGTGAACGCTTGTCTTTGTCAGCCCTCAATTCTCTAATTCTGATGCCTTGTCTTCTAGCAAACTGTACAATAGCAAGCTGATATCCAGCTCTTTCTATACCCACCCATTCAAGATTATGGATACCAACCATTCTTTCAATTTGAGGAACAATATCGGGTGCTTCTACTCTTGCTCTAAACATATCGAGCATAAATAATTTATCATCATCTGCGTGATAACCAAATACAGATATCACTGTATAGTCAGCGTGTTCTTTAGTTGAGACTGCTAAGTCAACAGTTGCATATTTTTGAAGGTCTTCGTTTATTTTATATTTCTTTCCATCAGCCCAAAGCGTTCCGACACCTTCTTTATAATAATTAAACCAAGATGACCTAAATACCTGTGCACCTTCAGAAATAAATTCAGCAAGGTACTCTTGAGCAAATACTAATTCTCCTAAATCTTCTCTAGCTGATTCAACTTCAGCTGGGTCAATAATAGGATTGGCTACTGTAGGATATTGAAAGCGAGCCCAACCTTCTGATTTTTCTGCTTTTTCCCATAGATGATAAAACCAATTGTCCATTCCAATAGGAGTACTGATGAATAATGCAGAACCTTTGTTTTCTGTAAGGGTAGGTCGTAGTACTTCAGTCCAAGTTTCTTCCCTAACGAATGCAGCCTCATCCATAACTAAGAAGTTCAAACCTTCACCTCTTAACCTTTGTGGATTGTCAGCAGACTTAACAGCAATAGAACCTCCACCCGGAAATTTAACTTCCATATCGCCGATACGTATGTCAACTCCAGCTTCTTTTGGAAACTCTGAAGCAGCTGCAACAACATCACGCCAACCAACTCTAGCTATTGCGAATGTAGGTGCAACCCACCAAACACGTCCACCATCTAATGCTTGTTGTAAGCAAAGTTGAACACCAAGTCTTGATTTACCGAAACGACGACCTGCACAAAGTATTTTCCAACGAGCAGGATGTTCTGCTACTTCTTTTTGTGCTTCGTGTAATGGTGGAAATTCCAACTCAAAAGTTGGTCCTGTTTCTACGTCTTGAACTTCTAGGTAGTCTCTTCCCATACCTCTTAAGTATAACCTAAAAAATAATGCCCTATTACTAGGGCAATTGGACAGAGATTATATGAATGACTTCATATGAATTACCATAATCGGTAACAGGCATAGTTTACACCTGCTACCGAATTATGTCAAGAGATGTTTGTTATTCTTCTTCCAAAGAACTAGCAATTGCGAGAATCATTTTAGATTCACCTTCAGTTAATTGATTGTTAGCAACCTTTTTAAAAAGTTCGCTTTCAAGACTAACTTGTGACCTATAAGTATTTTCTGCACGTTGGAAACGAGCAACTTTATACTTACGTATTTGCTTAGTTACAAAACCTTTATAAGCATTATCTAAAAAGAAAAGCTGATAAAAGAACTTTGAAAGAACTACTGGACTATCAGAATCGTTAATATCCTTTCTAGTCCATTGCTTATGTGATTGAAAATGACGTTTTACATAAGATACTGCAGAGCCAAAGCCTTGCTTTATCAATTTGTAAAAGAATCCAGTCACATACGAAGTCCAAGTTTTTTGGTCCCAGCCAATATGACCGTGCCAAAAACCGGGTTCGCTCCCATTGTGAGAGTGTCCGTTATGTGTTAATAGGATTTCTTCGTTGTTCAACCAACGAGCAAATTTATGTGCGTGTTTATGACACAAACGAAAGTAAGGGTCCTTACAATCGTAGTTATCAGTGAAATCACCATAACCACTAGAAATTATAAGGTCCAATGCACCTTCGTCGTTAGGAGCAAATGATTCCCACTTGCAACTTTTGACAGCACATCTGCTTACGTGTTCCTCGTAACGAGATTCACGTTCTGTGTCTACGACACTATTATTTTCTGAATTAGGCATTTATTAGCCACCTTTCAACTAGTTATCTTCTTCTCACGTGTCGTAAACACTATAGAGTTCCCAATTAGTTCTGATGTGTAGTCCTTTCTAGGCAACACACCCTAACTACGTACAAACAGGGGATGGGAACTCTAACTGTTTACAGCTCGTCTTTTACTGCTTCTCTAGCAGAATCTATAAACTTCCAAATATCATCATAATTTGGGTCTTTAGAATGATATCCGTTATCGAATTCTTCTAAAGTATTTCTCTCGTCTTCAACTTCGTAAAGTTTAAAAACGTTTGAGACAATCTCAGAGTCAATCAAATCCACATCTCTTAACTGAAAGTCGTGTGCCGACCATAAGTTTCCAAGTGGAACTATTCTTTCCCCTTCTTTAACAACAAGAATAACTTCTTTTCTTCCTGTTTCAGTATTCATTGCGTAAGCAACGTCAATACTGCCGGCTAATCTCTTAGCCATTAGATACTTTTCGTACAGCTTACCCATTGCGTTTTTATGTTGTGAATGTTCTCTATCCATTATTTTCCTCCGTTTCTCTTGTTACAGAATCAAACTTCATATTGAAGTTAGGGTGAATATATTTCAATTCACCTTCTACTGTTTTCTTAGCTTCATCAAAAGTATCTGCAAAAATAATTTTGTGCCCACTAAATTTAACGATATACTTATCCATTATTCTTCCTCTCCAAACATTTCAAGCCAACACTTTGGATGTGTGCCTGTAATCATTTGTTCTCTTAAATCTTTGTCTAATGACTTAACTGCTTCTTGAATGTGCATACCTTGATGAAGATAAAACATTTCTTGTGTGAATATCTCTACTGTACCTGTTTCGCCACAATGAAAACATTCTTTTGTTTCAACAACATACTTGTCGCCATTCTCAAAGTCATATATTTTTTCTATTACTTTCATTATTCTTCTTCCATACTTGATAATATTGGATACCTAAAGTAATAACTATCTCTAGCATCTGTTCTATTATCTTTTGTATATTCTTTTTGAGCTTTAGAAGACCACTTAGCAA